GATGTGATCGCCGTCTTCCACCAGAACCTTTGTCAATGCAAAGGCAAGGCCGTAGACGCGGTACACGTAGCGCTGGATGAACAGCACGCCGCCGGATTGGTACGTGACAGGCATGCCGTCTGGCAATTCTGGCGCGGCACCAAAGCCGAACAGGACAGGCTCTTCGTGGTAGTTACGGGGAATGCCCTTGAACTCTTTGAAGACCTGCGACCATTCGTCAGCGCGTTGGTCATAGATGCCGTTGAACTCTTCGTTTAGGATTGGTTCAACGATGGAACGGAAGTCAGTACTTCTCATTGGGGTAGCCATTGTTCAAGCCCTCCTTAGTACGCGGCGCGGTCAGCGACGTTCTGGTGCTCAGAAATCTGAACTTGAACAATCGTGAAGTTGTCGCCGAAGTCATTGTCTGGTGCTGGTGCGAGGTCGATAATGCGCAGTGCGGCGTTACCGGTGTCGGTCAGCGTTGCGGTGTCAAGCATCATTGCCGACAGACCAGTTACGGTCGATCCTGCAGTGATGGCTGTGTAGTCAGCCTGCTTGCCGATGTCCGTCACTGCGATTGGGCCATTTGCCTGAATTTCATAGACAATGGTTGGGTCGAGTGTGACGTACGCGACAATGTCGGTGCCAACGGCGGACGCAGTCCACTTGTTGGAAACACGACGACGGCCGTCGCTGTCGGTAAATTCAACACCTTGGAACGTACCAATGAAGCGGTCGTTAATGGCCGCCGCTTGGATGGTTCCGTTGGTGCCGATTTTCACCGGCTGGCTTTGTAGGATGTTGGCGCTGTAGCCCGTCAAAATCGTGTAGGCAGTGGGGCGAACCACACCGCTTGGCGAATATGCAGGGCGAAGGCCGAACGGTTGAGATACAGTACTCATGTCCATTTACCTTTAATTGAGTTGCGTTGACCGCTTAGGAGAAAATTCCCCGTCGCGGCTTATGGTCACGCATTTCCTGCATGCCGTCACCCTCAAGTAACGATGAGCCAGCTCGCTCAGCATCAGACCGCATCATTTCTGCGACTTCAGCCAATTTGTCCTCTTCGCGTAGCGGAGCATCATGGTGAGCCTCCTGCATGAACCGTTCATAAAGGCTCAAGGGCAGCTTAAACGCAAGCATCTCGTTAACGGCAATCAAGCCAGCATATTCGCCAGTCTTGACCGAGGCATACTCCATTCCGGGAACTTCTTCAGGCTTCACTGGCTCGTAACCGAGCTGTGTACGCCGGTGAATTGGATCACGCGGGTTGGTCGTAGTAAGCCAGCACAAATGATACCCCGGTATTTCGGGCAAATCAGGTAGTGCGTCGTTAAACAGTTGGTTACGGAACATCTCCAGTCGGTCGTCCTCGCTTGTCTCACGGCGTTCGGTAACCTCGCGGGTCTCCGTGCGTCTCGTGTCGCGGCGTCCAACAACGTCGAATTCCGGTGCTTTCTTAAGGCGGCTATCTTCTGTATTATCTGTCATTTGTCTCACTCCTTTTAACGAGCCGGACCAGCATCATACGATTGATACGCCTTAAGATAGCGTTGGCGAAGTGTGGCGTCGTCCCACACTCCAGCCTCAATCATAGCCTGTTTCCGCTCTGGTGTCACGTATATTTCGCGCTTTGTGCTCACGGGCGCGTGTTCCCGTGTATTTCCGGTCGGTGGACCGCGCCTTTTTGGCTTCGGAGCTGGGCTTGTTTCGCCCAACGCCTCTGCCACTCGGGCCGTCAACTCTTCCCAATACTCGCGCGTCGCAGGGTTGTAGCCCTCCTGCACGATCTCATGGTCGATTGCCTTCGTCAGCGCGCTGTCACGGTCGCGGCCCGATGGGTCGTACCATGAGTTGGCCTGCATCCACTCCTTGGCGTAGTTCACAACGGCAGGGTCGACCTGCGGCGTTGCGCTCTGCTTGCGCGCCTCCTCAAACTGGTAACGTGCCTGCTGCAACTGGTTCGTCTCAGCCATCGCCTGATCGCGGATACGCATTGCCGCAACGACGTCATCGCCATTGCCAGCCTCAGTCGCCTTGGCGATGAAGTGCTCTGCCTGTTGGACATCGCGCTGCGCCTTCGCCAAACGCTCTTCGAGTGTCTGTGCGTTGCTGTTCAGTGCGTGCCCCTCAACGGACGCAAGACGGCGAAGCATTTCCGCGTTCTGCTGTTCGAGAAGGCGGATTTTCTCCTCCGCAGTCTCCTTGGCGCGGCGATGGATGTCGCGGCGGCGCTGACGGCGACGGTTACGGCCGGTGCGGATTTCCTCCTCACTCTCCTCATCGCTCTCGGCTAGACGCTCGTCCTCCTCGTCGTCCTCTTCGGACGTGTCGGCCTCGGCCTTGCTATCCTGTTCTTCCTCCTCGGGCGGGGTCTCAACAGGGATTAACTCGTCGTCTTCTTTGATGGTATTGTCAGTCATAAACCGGCTCCCTTCTGTGTAGCCTTATCGATCATATGAAAGCTTTGATGGTCAGCGGATCGCCGGTCACCTTGCCCACAAGATCGAGGTCGTTAAAAATTACCAGTAGCGCTTCATCTTCGCCATCGGTCGTCTTGACGGTCCAGCGGTCGCCGCCGTACTTTGGCACGCGCACGAAGTCGCCCGGCTTACACCAGCTTCCTTCAGGCCACGGGTCCATTGTTGTACGGTTTTTGAACGCAAGTTCACCCACCAAGATCACCTTCGCAATCTGGGTGTTCCACGCGTCCGTCTCGCGTGTCTCGGAGGTCAGGATGATCCCGCCCTTTGTCTTCGACTTCGGCGTGCGGATCTGCACCAGTACGCGGCTGCCAAACGGGTGTATGCCCGGATCACAAGGCGGGAATGCCTCGTCCACGCTGGCGTAACCGAAGTCTACTTTATTCGCTAATTCTTGCATGTGCGCTCCTTTATAAAAACCTGTCTTTAGTCTCCCTCTCGGCGACCATGTCGATGAGAGTTCGTTTTGCGTGCTCAAGCCCCGCGTACATGCCGACAGCCCGACCGTAGTCGAACGTCTCTCTGCCCGAGGGGTGCTCCAGCGCTTCCCGTGCAAGCCTTGCCTGCTCAGTCTCCAAGCGCTGGAGCAGCATTTCTATTTTCATGCTGGTGTCTTTTTACTACCAGTTACTGCGACCTTGGGGTCCATGCCCATTTTCATGAGCTTGTGCATGTTGGTGTTCTCGGCCGTCATGCTGCCCTTGGCCTTGCCTTTGCTTAATGCTGCGTCGTTCTTCATGTCGCTTCCTTCCTATGGTTGCGGGTTTATCCCAGTGCCGGTTGACACTGCGAAGTTCTCGCCGCTTAGGATTTCGGCCTGAGCCAATGCCATCGCGGTCTGATTGTCTTGCTGGTTCATGGCCATGCGGGCCTGCAGCTCGGCGGCCGTCCGTGCGTCTTCGGACTGCTGCTTCTGCTGCTCGATGGCGACCTTGGCCTGCAGCTCTGCGGCGTCCATCTGGGCGTCTATCTGCATCTTCTGGGCGTCCATCTGCATGCGCTGCGCCTCGGTTTGCGCATCCATCTGCATGCGCTGCGCGTCGGCCTGTTGCTCGGCCTGCAGTTTCTGCTGATCGAGCTGCAGCTTCTGGCCTTCCAACGCCAGACGCGGGTCTTGCATTGGCTGTTGCTGGAATTGCTGCATGACCTGCTGCGCCTGCTGGATGATCTGCGGTATCTGCGCGAACACCTGACTGCCCTCGGTCAACGCGGACGTCGACGCCTCGGCCAGCATGCGGTCGAGCGCCTTGCGTCCCTCGATGTCCTTCGGCTCCATGTTGCGCATCACGTCGCCAAGATCCTCGCCGTCCAGTGCTGCGGTCGACACGTCGAAGACGGACGATGCGTACCAGAGCGCGACGTGCTCCTTGATGTGGTTGAGCATGGCTGGGATGTACACCGGCGCGAACACGGGGTTCATGCCGAACGTCGGGGACATCATGTACGCGATGTGCGTCTGCAAGTGCGCCAGATGGTCTTGGTTCGGGAAGGCCGTGACCGGCCGACCGAGCGACGCGGCGACGTTCTCGTTGACTGCGTTCTGCTCGGAAGGCTCAACGGCTGGGTTGAGCAGCTCCTTCGCGTTCGGCACCTTCAGCGTCTCGAGGATGCGCTCCTCGACCTTGCGCATGTTGTACATGCCGGGGATGGCTGCGGCGCGTTGCGCCACTGCCTGCACCTGCGCGTAGCGCTGCGCCTCGCTGAAGATGTTCGGGTCGGAGACCGGCACGACGTCAAGGACGCCGTCGAAGTCTTCGCGCTTGGCCAGCTCTTCGCCCGCCTCTTTCTCCAGCTTCTCGTCGTCGAGATTGAAGCCATTGAGACGGTCGAGGATGCGCAGCATGCGCCCCATTGCGTCGTGCAGACGGCTGTGGATGGCCGAATAGACGACAGCGCCTTGCTCCAGCTTGGCCAGCGTCGTGCCGACCGGCGCGTTGGGGTTGCCGTCGGCGATGTCTTCCATAGACGTACGCACAACGCCCTTCGCCGCGTCGACAAGGAAGCCGAGCAGGCTGAAGAGCACAGGCGATGGTGGGTTGTACGGCAGAGGCATGGCCAGCTTGCGCACGTCGTCGACGTTCAGGCCGCCCTCGATCTCCTCGGTCTGGCCCGGCTGCAGGGACAGGCTCTGCCCACCGGCGGTGCCGCCCTTGAGCTTGAGCATGGTTTGGCTGTTGCTGATGTGCGCGCTGTCGAGCAGCGCACGCAGCGCGCCGGTGGCCGCGCCGGACAGGCCGCCGATCATGTGCGGCAGGCCGATTGGGTAAGCGCCGCGCCACGGGATGAACGGGAACTCAACGAACCAGTACATCTCGTCGCGTGCCGCGTCTTCCTCGTCCCAGTTGCGGTAAACTGCGAGTACCTTGCCCGTCGTCTTGTCGACGCTGACGATGTACGGCGCGTTGCCCTCGCCCTCTTCGACTTCCATCGTGACGTAGCACTCGTACACGATGCGCAGGCCGTCCTCGTTGTAGCTGGTCTGGTCGCGGCCCTCGATCTTGTCGTTCGCCTGACCGGCGACCGACTGTTCGGGCTCCATGCTGGACGGTGCCAGATCCACGTCGCGGTACATTCCGTCGCGTACGCGGTTTTCGTAGTCCAAACTGGTAATATATTGCACGTGCGTCTTGCGCTGCGCCGTGTAGAAGTTCGTCGCGGCGTAGGGCAGGAGCATGTCGTCAATCGGCACGAACAGGAACGTCGGCCGGTTGCGCGGTGCGTCCCAGCCGAGCTTCAGGTACTGCGCGCCGCCGAGCGGTAGCTGCGTCATGAGCTGCTCGAGCTCGGCGCGTACCTCGGGGCACTGCACGGTCATCTGCCAGTTGAGTAG